AGAGGAAAGCAAAATTAGGTGATTATTTTGAACCTACTGATATAAATCAACTTGTTTTATATGAAGGTGATAAAGTTATACAATCACGATTTGGTCAATCAATTCGTTTTAGTGGATATAATAATACAGATAATTTATTTTCACCAACCATTATTATTCGAAATAGACAGAATGATGAAAGTTTGTCTACCCTTGAGAAAAATGAATTAGTTGAAGAGGATATAAATAAAGATGGTTCTACTATTTTATTATCATCTAATGATTATAAATTAGATTTCCAACCAGGTCTTGTTGATGATGGTGGTAATTCTGATTTTGAAACTACCCCAATTAAGTTTGAATTACCCGAGGAATATGTAGGGTTTGACCAAATGTTATTGAACTCAGAACGAGTTATAATATCTGCCAAATCACAGGAGATGATTTTTTATTCTAAAGGAAATTATGGATTTATTTCCGATGGTAAGTTTACAATTGATAATGGTAACGGTGGTGCAGATTTAGATTTCGGTGATGATGTAAACATTACTACTGATAGAAACGATTCTGATTTAACAATTATTACTGGTGATGGTAATATCTTACTAAATACCACCGAAACACAAGAACCTTTAGTTAGGGGAAATACTTTGGTAGAATTGTTAGGAGAACTTATTGATGCAATTAATCAACAAGTGTATAACACACCAGCAGGTCCTTCTGCAGTTGGTCCTACAAATCGTTCAACTTTTAATGATATAAAGTCAAAGTTGCAAGATGCACTTTCTACATTAAACTACACAGAATAAATTATGTCTTGGGATATCTTTAAAAATATGATGAAATCCTACATGGATAATCCCAATGGAGTTAAATCCAAAGAGGCGTTTGCAAAACAATTTACTACTGCATATGATATGGCTATGAAAACGGGTTCCGTCACTACTCGTGGTTTTGGTGGAGCTCCTTTACCAGTTGCAACAGGTAATACTGAGGTAATGGAAAAGTTAATGATTGCTGCATGTGCAATTGCATTTACTAAAAGTGAAACTGGTAAACATACATGGTTAAAAGATATAGGTCAAGCTATCATTGGTTATTGGGGAGGTGCAACCTTAGTTCAAGTACCACCACAAATACCAGTAATGGGTTCTTTCCAAAATATTTCACTAACAAGTGGTGTGGTATCTAATCCAGGAAAATGGCCAACAACAAGACCAGAGCAACCAATAGATGATGCCGGTAAGTTCTTAGATTTATTTATCATCTACGCACAAACTCACTTATCATCGATACAATTTTCGGCATCAACCGTTTCGTTGTATTTTGGATTTCCTCTTATACCACCACTACCTGGATTTATTCAATTGACGGGATATGCACTACCTAGCTAAAATACTATAAACTCAACGAGAATATATTTATATTAAGATAATAACAAAACAATTAAAATGGATTCCAAGAAATTAGCAAAACTAATTAAAGTAATCGTAGAAGCTGAAGTAGCTAAAAAACACGAACAATTCTTAACTAAAACCTTTCCAAAGATTTTAGAAGAGCAAGTGAACCTTAAATTAAAATCACATTTAAAGGAGTTGAAGGGAGGTGTATCTGCCCCTCTAACTCAAGTGGTTGAGGAGGTAGACCCATTCGAAGCAGCTAATCAAGTTCTACAACAAGAAAGAACACAAGTTCAAGAACAAAGAAAATTCACTAAGAACCCAGTTCTTAATGATATACTGAATCAAACACAACCATTTAGTTCAGCACAAAGAAGTGGTGGACAAGTTGGTAGTGGTGGTGCATCGGTATTAGATAGATTACCACAACAACAAATTCAAGAAAATACACACATACCATCTTACATGGATGCCGAACCAGATATTGACCAAACAATTAATATGGGTTCATCATTTGGTGCAGGTGGAACTGATGCTCTAAGGGCACAGATGGCTCATAAAATGGGATATGGTGATGTAAGTTCACAAGGTGCACCTAAAAAAGGATTAGGTGTATCAACTGGGTTAGCAGCTTTAGATAGAGTATTGAATAGAGATAATTCCGAACTTGTTAAAAAGTTCAAGAGATAGGAGAGTATAAGTGGCTTACGTAATTGGTAGAAAAGTTGTAAAGGATACTGAATCGGATTTTGATTCTTTTGCATATGGAATTGCATCTCCTACCAAACGTGGTGCGGTTATGTTTGAACAAACTTTTACTTCCTATGATGCTGCTAAGAGTAATCTTAGAAATTTAATGTTAACTGCTCGTGGTGAACGAGTAATGCAACCTGAGTTTGGTACTGGGTTACATGAACTATTATTCGAACCATTTGATGATACGTATGAGAGTAGGTTACAAGAAATGATAACTCAATCTGTAAATTTTTGGTTACCATATATTACCATAGAATCAATTGAAGTTGATATGAGTGATGAAATGAAAGATAGACATACAGCAAATGTTAGCATACAATTCACAGTTGGTAATGATATAGAAACACAAGAAATAACCTTTACAGTACAGGGATAATACAATATGGCACTTAATAGTACAAATAAAAAAAATAAAGGTAGGGATATAAAGTATCTTAATAAAGATTTTGGACAATTCAGACAAAATCTAATTGAATACTCTAAAACATATTTTCCACAAACCTATACTGATTTTAACGAATCTTCACCTGGTATGATGTTCATAGAAATGGCATCATATCTTGGTGATGTTCTTGGATATTATATTGATGATACTTTAAAAGAATCATTAATGACAACTGCAGAAGATAAAGCTAACGTAATGGCTTTATCACAATATTTAGGATATAAACCAAAAGTAACTTCACCTGCAGTTGTTAAATTAGCAATTTATCAAAGAGTTGGTGTATTAAATGCACAAACAAATCCAGAACCCAATACTGATTATCTATTAAGAATTAAAGAAGGAATGAGTGTAGTTTCCAATACGGGAGTTTCATTTAGAACAACTGAATTGGTAGACTTTTCAGATGATACTGATAGAGAAGTAACCATATATAATCGTGATAGTCAAGGATACCCTGCAAATTATCTTATTAAGAAATATGTAAATGCTATTTCTGCAGAATTAAGAAGTGTTACAAAAACATTTACAAGTGCTGAACAGTTTTCTAAAATAGAAATTGGAGATAACAATGTAATTCAAATTTACGATGTTCGCGACACAAGTGGTAACAAATGGTATGAAGTACCATATCTTGCACAAGAAATGGTTTATGTTGATTATGCCAATACAGAACAATATGATAAAGATTTAGCACAATTTAAAGATTCGGTTCCAAGTATTTTAAAATTAACAAAAACATCAAGAAGATTTACGGTTCAAGTAAATGAAGATAATACTACATCATTAGTATTTGGTGGAGGTAACTCTACTACATCAGATGAAACATTAATACCTAATTTTAAAAATGTTGGATTAGGATTGAATTCATCTATTGATAATCTTGGAGCATCATTCGACCCTTCTAATTTTTTAAAAACCAAATCATATGGTCAGACACCAGCAAATACAACATTAACAGTTAGATATTTAGTTGGCGGTGGTGTTGAATCAAATGTAAGTGCGGGTGAATTAACAACGATAGATAGTATAGAATATGACGAAGATACTACTATTTTTGATGCGGATGAATTATCAGTATATAACTCATACAAATCATCAATTGCAGTTGAAAACGAAGAACCAGCAACGGGCGGTAGAGGTGCGGAAACGATTGATGAAATTAGAGAAAACTCTTTGGCTAACTTTGGTTCACAAAACAGAGCTGTAACTCGTAAGGATTATCAGGTACGAGCATTATCATTACCGGCAAAATATGGTGGTATTGCAAAAGTATATTGTGCACCCGATGGGGAGTTGGATAATAATTCACCTTCATCGATTCTAACAGACCCAAACTCTTTACAACAATTTACTGAGTTAGTATTATCATTAAAAGAAAAAGAAGGTATAACTGAAAAAGAAATACAGAATCAAGTAAATACATTCTTATCAGGAAAACAATCTGATTCTAAAGAGAAGAATAATCCATTTGCAATTAACTTATATGTTCTTGGGTATGATTCTACTAAAAAATTATCTACACTTAATCAAGCGATTAAAGAAAACCTAAAAACTTACTTAGGTGAATATCGATTGTTAACTGATGGTGTAAATTTATTAAATGGATTTATTATCAATATTGGTGTTGATTTTGAAATTCGTGTATATGGTGGGTATAATAAACGAGAAGTTCTTGTTAAGTGTATATCTGAAGTACAAAATTACTTTAACATTGATAATTGGACGTTCAATATGCCAATAAACCTTTCCGAATTAGAATTAATTATTGCAGGAGTTGAGGGGGTTCAATCTGTACCTAAGTGTGTAGTTGTAAATAATTGCAAAGGTAGTTATTCAAATATATCTTATAATATTGAAGCTGCAACTAAAAATAAAATGGTATATCCTTCATTAGACCCTTCGGTGTTTGAAGTGAAGTATCCAAATAAAGATATAAAAGGGAGGGTTGTTTAATGTATCAATTTTTAACAGCATCAAAAGATGCAACCATATACTTACAACAACCTAGTCAGAATACTGGGTTAGATGAGATATTAGAAGTTTCCAAAACTTATTATGGAAA